TTTCCCAGACCACCAAAATCGATTGCACCAGTATGATAGTAAGAGTCACCCATCATATAATCAGCTTTCTTACCAATCGCTCTCGAAACTGTTTGTAAGACTTGTTTCTGTTCTTTATCGTTTAGAGCAGCTTCAGCAGCTTCATAGAGGCTTCTTATATCCTCTAAGAGTTTTCTTGTTGTCATTAGATTAGACTAAAGAGCCGTAAACTTTGAATGAACCAGTTTCTAATTGTTCGTATTTTACTTTTAATGTAACTACTTTTTCTTCGTGGTCTAATTCATCGAAAGGGGTGTCTACTGATTTACCAATAGTTTCGCCCATTAAAGAGAACTCTAAGTTTAGTTCGCCTGAACCACTTATAACTTCTTGTTGGACTTCACCATGACCTTCTACTGAATTTTTCTTATGCAAACCAAGTAGTGATAACTTAGATTCCATTTGAGCGATAGCGGCATGAGGATTTAAAAACTCACTTACTGCTGTATGTCCCAAAATTGCGTTGACTTTTGCCTGAATAATTGGATCTTCTATATCGTAAGGGATAGTAGAAGAACTAAGGCCTGCGCCATCAAATCCATTCACTGAATAGTCTTCATTTATGTATTCTAAAAATGTTTTCATTGTTTTTCCTATGATGTTTGTGCAACACCAACGCCTAATACTTCAGCGTTAGCGGCAAATATCTCATCAGAAGCATCTTTCTCAACTATATCTGATGCGGATGCCTTTAATGTAAATGTTCCTATAAGAACATTGCCACTGGTCTCGACTGATACTAATCTATCAGTCGTTCCAGAGTTTACAAGTCTAACAGCAGTTGAACTGCCGAAATTAGAGCCATTTGTTGTGCTTGTACCACAAGCAGCTTCTGTGCCTAATACTTTAATTTTCATAACTACCTACTACTTATGCAACGACTGTAAGCGTTCCAGCAAGTGTTCCGACACCAGCAGATGAAGTAATGGTTGCGTTACCACCACCAACTGTATCTACTATTGTTGAACCACCTGTGTGAGCTACAGCATTTGCACCAAAACTTAATACATCATCTGCATTTGTAGCGGCGTTAGCAGCTGCAATTGCCAATGAGAAAGTGAGTTGGTTAGTTGTTGAACCTGAAGCATATACTAATACATGTGGGCCTCTACCTGATCCACTACCTTCGTTACCATTGGTAACTGATAAAGTAGGTGCACCTGATACGGTCACATTTTCGTTATAACTTACAGTTGCAGATAGTGTAAATCCAGCAGACTTATCTGCGGCTGTTGTTACCCAATCTATAGCTGAAATGTCTGCCTGTCCAATTCCTGTTGCAAGGCCTTGAGCTGCGACTAAAACTTCCTCTAGGGTTCTAGCCCCTACAGTTCGTCTTAGCACCCAACCGGCTGCCGTTGCAAAAGTATTTGATTTATCTGTTGCTGATAACCACTTAGGTTTTGCTTCATCAGCGTCTGATACTCCCCATAATGCCATTTTGATTTCCTCTCTTTTTAACTTGCAACTTTCAATATAGCTTTAAAGACTTTACTGAAAGTATTTTTGTCTTTCTGTAATTGTTGTAAGTATTTAGTTCTCTGAGGTGCTCTAACTGACATTAAAGCGTCATGAACTATAACTGCATCGTCCCTTTTTACCTTGATTTTCTTCATATCGTCTGTTCTGACTTCACCATCTTTGGTGATATCTTTAAACTTACGAAGTTGCATCAAAATATTTGCATCAGGTCTGTTTTGCACACCCTTTGCCTTGGATCCTAATGCATCTAAGGCCCTTTGAACAACTTCATCTTCTGTTGCCTCAGAATACTTTCCCTTTGCCATCGTAGATATTTTATCTAGTTTGGTCTTTAAATCATTCTCGTTCTTTGACTGTGCCACAGCACGAGCGACTTTCTTATTGCCTGCATCAGACATCATTCCAAAGTCAGCAATCTTTTCCATTACTTGTCTTACTTTGGCCGTTTCTGCCTTGATGTAGCCCAATTTCTTAATCTTCTCTTTGAAGACTCTAAATCTTGCATCTGTAGTAAGTAGTTTCTCTACTCTTTCTTTTGTTGACCGTCTTAGTGAGTGTTTTGCTACTCGTCTTGCGCCTTTTGACCCTGCTTTCTTACTCTGTTTTGCAGCCTTAGCACCATAACCCCCTGTGGTTCTACCCCAAGTTCCAGCTTTCTTTCTGCCAGTTGCTTTATCTACAGAAATTTCTGATAACTTATTCATACTACTTTAAATTCTTGTTCAACATCTTATCTATTTGAGGTGTTGACATATCTGTGCCAGTTGCATTACCCATAGATGACTTACCTATAACAGCACGACCAATAGCGTTCATATCACCTTTAGTTCCTTTGAATCTTAGGTGTTTACCTACCATTGCGACTTTACAATTATATGTCTTTGCGAGATTGTAAATATTTTGTGCGATTTTGTGTTGTTGGTCAGTTTTAGGTAGTTTATTCTTTGGGTCTACAGTTATATCCATAACTTCTTCTTGCATATTTCGAAATGTATCGAAGAAAGGTATAACTTCTTCTTCGCCAATAGTTTTATCACGCCTCGACTTACCTTTAACAGTATCTACATGTTTAGTTTTCCTTGTGTCTATTGGTTTTGGTTTAGCTCTGACACTACTATAATTCCCTTCATCTTGCATATTTCTATATGTATCGAAGAAAGGTACAGCCTTCTTACCAACTAATTGTTCATCTTTCTGTATATCTTTGATGTCTTCTTTTTCTTTTTCTATTTCTCTTTTGTGTTTGTCTTTTAAGTCTGCAATTTCTTTTGCTCTAGTTACTTCTGATTCGTTTTTAACCGCATACTTATCGTTAATCTTATCGATTTGTTTCTTAATTCCTTTAAATGCAGGTGAACCATATGGTACATCCATTGCCTTGTTGTAGAGTGTCAATAGTTGAACTCTTACTTTCTCAGGCATGTTCAGGTTTATCTCTTCAAGACTTGCTTCTTGAACATATTCTACACCAAATGCAACACTATGAGTGACTTCATCAGTCATCCAACCTTTCATAGGTCCTTTTTTAACAGTCATCTTCTTCATTATAGATGATAATTTCTCTTTACCTAATCCACTCATAAAGGCTTTCTTGTTTTTGGTATAGATTTGTTTTTGTTTCTTGTAGTTTGATGTGTCTACTTTTGCGTGGAACTTCTTAAGAATAGTTCTGTCTTTTGCACTTGCAGCCCATACATTTGGAAAGTCTTTTCGGATGATTGAATCACTAACTTTACCTTCTGTAATTTCTTCAAACATTGCTCCAATATCTCCACCTGAGACATAATCTGGCAACATTTTATCTAACTGAACAGCGGTGACTGTTTTCATTTTTTTAACTTTAGCAGCAAAACCTTTCATTGTCTTACTCTTCATCATCAACTGAGCAACTTCTGCACCACTTTTTGGAGTCTTTGAAAATACTTCTGTAATTTCTTCACCCATTACTTTTTTCATAACTAGAGAATGAAATGCATCGTCAGCCTTTACTTGATTCTTAATTTTCTTTTTGATGGCCAGGTGTTCTTTCCCACCATCCATTTTCTTATAAAGGGCGTCAAACTGTTTCTTCTGACTGGAGGTCATTGACTCTCCTAATGCATCCTTTTCCTGTTGTTTCGGGATTTTAATCCAATACTTGTCTCTTGAAGATTTTAATTTTCTAATAGTATCATATAGTTTGTTTAAATTGACTGGTGGTTTTAATTTCTGCTTTGTATCTCCAACTGCAACCATCATTGGGTCAGGCCCAATTACAGAAGTTTTTGTTAAAAGAGATTTTGCATGTTTTGGTACATCTTTTTTAAGATAAGCCATAACTATCTTTTCTGCCTTTCTCCAATCTGATTCTTTATCAAATCTAATCTCAAAATCTTGAATCATATCTTCAAGAATGAAATCTTCTGATGTTAAGCCCTCGATTGCCGACCAATCGCCGTCATCAAGGGCTGGTGCTTTTCCCAAGTCACCTATTGTTTCTTCGTTTGCATATTGTAATGCCGATGAAACTTCTGATGAATCTGCAACTTTCTTACCATAAAACTTTAAAATTTCTTTGTATGCAACAGTCATTGCACCGCCCATATCAAGTGCAACTTCTACTGCCTTTTTGATTTGTTTATCTTTAACTTTGTTTCTACGGAAATAAGTTGAGACTTCACGGCCTGTTAATTTAGTTTTACCATGAGGTCCTAATGCATTAACTTTGCCGTCCTTATCTAAGATTGTTTTTGCTTCTTGGAATATATTCATTTTACCTTAACCGCCTTGGCATCTTTGCCTTTGGGTTTCTTTATCTTGCCTTTGTTTTTAATCTTCTTCCACATGTTTTGAAAGAATCCTTCTTCTACTTCTCTTTCATCTTCTTCATCATCATCATATCCAGAAACATATGAACCTGGTGCATGAGTGATTCTATAACCTGCCACTTTAAATCCCCAATCGCCTAACCAGTCAACTACTGGATCTCTTGCATCACCTTCTCCATCTTCTCCTTGAAAATACCATGCATCAGCAACACCATCATCACCTACTAAGTTTGCAAACTTCTTCCATGCTGTGTCTGCATCTTTTGCTTTCTTCATAGGGTGGGGTTTTTTCATTAAATCATTAAGTGTGTTAATCTTTTTTATTGAGTCTGGAACTGCCCATGTACCCTCTGTAATGTCTACAGATTCCTTCTTCATTGAACCACGAGCTTTTCTTTTGGCTGCCCAATACTCTCCAATCCAAGTTTTAGCTTGCGCTAAACCTACACCATAATCATTGTTTAATTCTTTTGCTGTATATCCCATTTGAATAGCAGCATAAATTTCACCCATTTTACTCTCTTCAAGTGTCTTATCGAAACCATACTGTTCATTATAAGGGAAACCTTTTAAAGGGTTATCAAATACCATAGAGAAATGTGCTTTGGCTTGTTCTTTCTTTTTCTTTTCGGCAATATTAATGAACTCATTTACATCTTTAAGATAAGATGTTTCTATTTCGCCTGGTGTATCGGCCTGGTATGATGCGAGTATGTCATCAGTGCCTATTTCATGAACACCATTGTCTGTCTTATTGCCAGCCATAGTTATTTCTCCTGTTCTGGAAGATAATATATAAGTAGGTCTTCTAAATTTTCCTCAGTGATGCCTAAATGTTGTCTTTCTTTTTTAATCTCTTTATTGATTGCAGTCTTGTCTGCGGTGTCAGACATTCTTTGTTTCTTAAGAAGTAAGTCTGAATATTTAAGATATTTACCACCTTTACCTTCTTCTACAGATTCTATTTCTATTTGTTTATACCCTTGTTTGACATACTTTGCAATATCTTTATGTCCTTTAGGTAAAGTGATTCTACCTACTGATCCAGATTTCTCTTTTTTCTGCAACATTACTGCGCCGGACTTTTTAAGCTTTGCAATATGTGCTTTGGACATTTTCTTGTCGCCCCAAAACTGACCCTCTTTTACGGTTTCGTCTTCATCATCATCATCTACCTTTTTACCTTTCTTCTTATCAATTGCTTTTTGAAGAGCAGGCGGTAATGTTCCTTCTTCGACATCACATTCGCAAGGTTCTTTACCACAAACATCACAAACTTCCTCTTTAACAGATTCGTCTTGTTTTATGTTCTTAGAAATTGCCTTTCTTTTCTTGTGAAGATACTCATCTGAATCATCAGTATCGCCATCGTTATCGATGTCTTTGTCTTTTCTGTCTTTAAACTTTTTCTTGACTGCCTTGGGTTGAACCTTGTCTAACCCTTCACCATCGTCTGATTTGTCGTTGGTGTTATCTTCAACGACTGGTTCAACTGTTCCGCCTTCTAGAATAGTCCTCATGTCGTCTATTAGTTTTTGAGATAACTCTTGTATACTCATTTGATTTCCCCTTTTTCAAAATAGTTAAACATCTTCTGTTTACCTTGTTCGTTTAGTCTTAATGACTTGGCCAGTCTGCCAAGCATGTTGCGTTCAGTTAGCTTTTCGATGGATTTTTCTACTGACTGAGTTTCTTCAGCGAGTTCTTTCTCTACTTGGTTGAGTTCGGCCTGTAATCTATCTCGTTTCTCTTCAAGTGATTCAAGGTTACCCTCTTCGCCCTCTGCCTGTTCTTCAAATTCTTTCTTGAGTAACTCCTCGATTTCATCTAATTCGTATTGCTCCTCAACAGTTTCAACAGCTGTTTCTTCGGTTACGGCCAAAGTAGGTTTATTAAACCCTCTGACTTCTTCTAATTTTTCCTTCCAAGTTTGTTGTTGTTGTTTATCCATGATATAGTTATTTATATGTTCTCAATCCTTGTGCGTATTGTTATATTAGCTCTTCTTAACTGGTATTGCGTCCTTGTTAGACTTATCTATAGGTTTCTTCTTGCCTTTCATCATCTCTTTTTGTCTAACAACCTTTACCAATCTCTTAGCGAGTTTAGATATCTTCGCTGTCTTCTTATCGAGTATCTTTTCTAACGCTCTCTTTTGACCCATTCCCAAGTCTTTTAAACTCTTACCTCTAAGTATTCTTTTCGCAATCTTGTTTCTGGCCTGTTTTCTAGCCCTCTTCATAAGTTTCTTCGGGTCTAAAATCTTTCTCTTCATCGCTTTCTTTCTAGCAAATGCAATCTTAGCACGATTCTTACGCATCGCTCTTCGTTTTTTCATACGAGTTTGGATAGAATCGACTTCGTTAATCAATTCGTTTTCTATTTCGTCTTCGAATAATTCTTTAAATGTTTTTAACTCGTTCATTTCTTCTCTTTATTCTTTAAATAAGCGGCAATTGCCATCTTCTGTATCTTCTTATCAGTTTTACCTTTAAACTGAGGCGCATCTGATTTTCTAAAATCATCCACATAATCACCTGCATCTGCATTTGGACCTAGTTCTTCTTTCTTTTGTCTCTTAAAACTTTTCCAAAAATCCTTTCTAGCCTTCTTAGATAATCGGCCCCTACCTTCCCAATCAGTGGCTCGGGGACTCAGTCTACTATATTCATTGAATGATATTAGTTTATTCATGATACTATTTATGTTTTTTAGTTAGTAATTGTCTCTGTTTCCATAACAATGCAGTCTTATTGGCAGGAAAAGATGATGCCCAAGTCATTAGTTTTGCGTGTAAAGAGTTTGCTTTCTTATCTAATGATGTGATATCATCGTCATTTGTTATTGCAACAAAGTCTTTCTTAAAGATTCTCTTCATTGCTGTAATGTTCTTTTCTGTCCTTTCCCAATCAGTTTTAACTATTTCAGCTGGTAATTTTCTAGCCCTTTTAGTGTTTCTGGCCTGTGCATTGCCTAGTGATGCAGAAACATAAACCATTTTGGATTCATATCCAAGATAGTCTAGTTGGTTCTTATACATTCTTATCTTGCCTGCATCAGCACTTGTTGTATCAAAGATAAGGCCAAGTCTACCATCAATATACAAATCTAAACCTCTTTGAGTAATTCTCTTAGCTTTCTTTCTTATGGGGTTTCTTACATCATCGGGTACAATTCTTAAATCTAAAGTTTGGCCTGCCTTCTTTAGGCCTGACTCAAATGCCTTGTCTGTATTAATTGTTTTTAAACCTAGTGATGTGAGTGCCAATTTCTTGACAATTGTTGATTTACCAGAACCTGGACCACCCATTAAGAAGACAGCCTTAAAGATACCTGGATCGTATACACCTTCTCGTATCAAGTCTTCTATCATGTATTCGGGTAGATTGCCTTCCATGATACCCATGCCCTTACGAACATCTTTGTATAGTTTTTCTGCGTATTTCTTATCGGCCGCACCAGCTTTAAATTCTTCGAAGTCTCCCCTCTCGGCAGCAGCACGCATTTTACTTGCACTCATACCTGATACATCGTCTGAATCGGGGTCTCTTTCTCCTGCACTGACTATCTGTATATCATCAAATTTGTAGTAGCCATGTCTTCCGTATCGTGTATTGTATTTCTTAATCAGTGCATCAAATTCTCTGACTCTATCTGAACCAACGACCATGACTATCCTTTTATACCCTTGTTCATATAATGCACCACAGATATCAAATATTGTTCTGGCCGCAACATCTGGTATTCCTACCTTCTTTGCAAAGAACTTTCTGAGGTACCAAACACACTGTTTGTGTGTTAAAGGGTTCTTCTTCTTATCGACTGAATGTGATGTGAACACCATACCGTCGCCTTTGACTTGTTTTGCAATTCTACTAATTCTATCTACTAGTTTTGCGTGACCTGTTGTTGGTGGATTGAAACGACCAAATGAAAACACTGCCGGTTTATTCTTGGCTTCTGATATAAATCTTGTTAGTGTTTTGGCCATTACTTATCCCAATTTTTTGCTACGGTGAAATTATTCAATGAGAACTCCATTCTATCAACTAACTTAACTGCCTTACCATCGTCATCGATTGCGACATATCCTTCTGGATTCACAACTTCAAACCCTTTAGAAGTCTTCTTGAATGTTCCAATACCCTTTACAGTATTTAGTCCCTTGATAATTACATCCTTTGCATTAACCATGTTAGTTTGAAATGTTGTTAATGCGGTTATTAAAAGTTTTAGGCCAACTAGTTCTCTTCTTAATTGCACACCCATTTCTTCTTTCATTTTCTTTGTCTTTTCCATTTTAACTTTTGCAACGACTTTATCTTTCCAATAAGAATCAAAATGTTTTATGTAATCGTTATAAGTCAGGTTGAATTTACCCTTTTTGATTTGTGCGTTCATGTATGTCTTATATGTTGCACCTGCACCTTTGCTTTGTATAGTCTGTTGAACTTTCTTAAACTTAAACAATGCAGGTTTCTTAATCTTATGAAATGATTTACCTGTCTCTTGTAGTGCCTTAGTTAATACGACTGTATCTTTTGCAGTCATCTTTGACTTACCTGCAACACTTTTGTATGTTGCATCATCAACCCATACATCTTTACTGTGTCCTAAAGTAGATATGTCTGCACCAAATGATGCGCCAAGGTCTTCTATAGTTGCACCCTCATAGGTGGTGTGAAATACTATACCATATTTTGCGTTGTCTATAGCTTCGCCTAAGTCTGATTCGATATCAGCGGCATACATGATTGTGTTTGGTTGAAATGTGACATAGTTCACACCATCAATCTCTTGCATCTTCTTATCTTTCTCAGTGAACATCAAGTCACCTTGTAAGATTTTATTCCATGCTAGTTTAGATAGATGGTTGAATGATTCTATGAACTTCTTTTCTAAGTCACCAGATAGTTCTGAGGCCTCTTTTATCTGATGAACTGAGGTGTAGTGTAGTTGTTGTTTGGTGAATAGAGATTTCTTTGCGACAAAGAATTGACCTGTTTCTGGATGTTTTCCGGCCCAAATTGCTGGGGCACCATCCCATTTGACAGTCATATTAACCCCTTTCTTGGAGTTACCTTTCATCATATCTCTGAGAGAACGAAGAAAGTTTATAGAAGCACGACCACCATCAATGCCGTTGTTGATAATTTCGTCTTCTAAATGTTCTAAATGTAAGTTCTTGACTGCCATATTCTAGTATCACTTTTCTCTTAAGGTTCGTGTAATACTAGTATTTATATGTTTTTAGATGTTATGAAAAGTCCACATTGTTTGGATCTTCGGCACCTGGAGTTGGATTGTCGATGATTGCCTGCAAGTGTGCGATATCATTAGTTAAATCTGTAACTTGCGCTACATCAAGAACCCTCGCAGCTGCTCTGGCATCGTCATTCATATTGACAATGTAAGAACTCCAAAAGTCATACATATCACCTGAGGTTGCTGATGTGTTTGCCGCTCTCCAATTCTCTATTGCAGCCTTACCACCACCTGTTCCTGTGTAAGTATGTAATGTAGTATCACCAGATGCATCTCTTGGTGTTTCGCCGACATAATCAGGCGCACCAGACTCAACATAACAATTACCGTCCACAGCATTTTTCTTAATAACTACAGTTTTTGAACTGCAAGAAGGGTCTAACAAATCGGCTCTTAATTGCCATATTGTTTGATTACCAACTAGTCTTGCTTTTTCGTCTGCATAATGTCCCATAGAAATCTCCTATTGATTGTTACTATGGACTATTTAGTTTTTTGCGAGCGGTCTGGAGTGTAATTTTGTCTCTAATTGTTCAATTTTTAGAGCAATAACATCAGCTTTTCTGTTCTCACCATTCTTTTTAAATTCTCTCATGGCGTTTTTGAGTTGAACTTTATAAGTTATCAGTTCAATAACTTCATCAGATTTTAAGTTCTTTGTAGTCATCGTTCTGCTATCAGTATGCAATTCAAATAAGCTTCAGGATCTGAGTGTTCTCTCCATATCTCACAATCAAAATCTGGTTCACTCATTGGTGGGTCAATGTATTCATCAATGCAAAAGTTAGTT